AGATAAAACATTTTTAACAAATGATTTATATGAAACTTTAAATGTTGAAAATTTAAAATATCGATGTGAAGCTTATATAGAAAAGATAAATAAAAAACTATACAGACAAAAAAATGAACTAAAAAGAAAAAAATTAATAGAAAATAAAATTAAGTGTATTGAATGGCTAAATTATTATGAAGCAATAAATATAGGTAAAAGTACTGATAAACCTACAAATGATTTTGACATTACAGCAATTAAAGTTAAATCTCAACAAATAGATTTTCACTCATTTGTAGCAGAATCTGAATATTATCAGAATAAAAAAATTGGTGCAATCGAAGAAAGAAAAGTAGTGTCAAAAGATGCACTTACAAAAATTATGATTTCATTAATTATTACTTTGTGTTTTTCAGCAATTCGCCCAGATATTGCTAAAAGTGGTTGGATAATTATTTATGAGCTAGTGTGGAGAATTTTTGTAATAACCTTAAATGTTTACAATGGTTTTTCAGAGGGAAGGAAAATTATTTCAGTTTACAAAAAACAGGCATTTTTAGAAAGACAAAAAATATTAAATATTTTTTTAAATAAAATGTTTATATTAGGAAAAATTAAAGACGAGTAGTTTTATTTACTCGTCTTTTTTTATATACCAAAATCTTCAGGTTCAAAATTATAACTTTCTAAGGGGTCTTTGCAAAGAAAACAAACTTTTTCTTTTACATTTTGGGAAACTTTTATTTTACCAGTTTCCATATTAAAATAGGCTTGTTTGCTTATTCCTATTTTTTCCGCAAGTTCTAGTTGGGTAAGTCCTTGGATAAGCCTAATCCCCAACAACACCACAGATTCGTGAGGTAAATCTGGGTTTAAGAAAGATAGAAGATAAAAGAATCCCTTTTTTAAAGTTGTTTCTTCCCCTACTTCCCCGTCATAAATGGCAAAATGCAAATCATTACCATCTAAATCAGGATAATCGTAGTCTTCGATTTCCTTCTTGTCATTATAAACAATGACAAGTTTACTATCGAGAGGAACAAAAGAAGATATGTCTTGTAACATTTCATTTACAAGATAAAGAACTCGATTGCCCTCTCTATCTAAATTAGGGTTGTATTTCATAATCCTTTTTAATTTTCTCCTTTTTTATTTTTTTACACTAATAGTATATCACGTTTTGGTTGACTGGTCAACTAAAATGATAAAATATTAATAGAATAATATTATATAAAATAAGGAAATAATATTTTGCTTTTAGTGTTGCAGATGTTTAATATGGATTTAGTTATGATGGGTGTTTTTGTCTTAGCGATAATATCATTTTTAATGTATGAAGTTGTCAATATAATTGAAAAAAGAATAAAAAGGAAGAGGAATTAATGAAAAAAATTTTAATGTTATTAGGTTTATGTTTAGTTTCAATTACAATGATTGGTTGTAAGGATAGTAAATTAACAAAGATAAAGGTAGCGGAAGTTGCAAGATCAGTATTTTATGCACCACAATATGTAGCTTTAAGTAAAGGTTATTTTGAAGAAGAAGGTTTAAAAATAGATTTAGTTAATGCAAATGGAGCAGATAAAGTTACGGCAGCATTACTTTCTGGTGATGTACAAATTGGT